GCGCTGAGGTCTATTCTTGTGCCGCAGACAAGGACCAAGCTCGGTTAGTGTTCGGTGATACTAAGAAACTGATTGAAGCAAGCGAATTATCAGAAATCTGCAAGATTTACAGAGATGCGATTGAAGTTCCAAGCACGGGTTCGGTTTATCGAGTGCTATCAGCCGAGGCTTTTTCCAAAGAGGGCCTATCGCCAACTATGACGATTTTTGATGAGGCTCACGCCCAGCCCAACAGGGCGCTCTGGGATGTTATGCAACTTGCTCAAGGTGCGCGAGGCAACCTTGCCACAATGATTGCGATTACAACCGCTGGCGTGAAATCAGACAGCACAGGCGGGGACTCAATCGCTTATGCGATGTATCAGTACGGTCAGAAGGTTGCAAGAGGCGAAATAAATGACCCAAGCTTCTTTATGGCTTGGTGGGAAGCACCTCAAGACATGCCTTATGACGACCCAGCGACTTGGCAACTGTCAAATCCTGGCTTTGACGACATTTGCGCTCGGTCAGACTTTGAATCTGCCGTTTTAAGGACTCCAGAGTCAGAATTTAGGCGTAAAAGGGTAAATCAGTGGGTTTCATCGAAAGATAGCTGGTTGCCGTCTGGTGCATGGGAAAAACTAGCCACAGAAGCCGATTACAACGAAGAAGACGAATTTATCATTGGTTTTGACGGCTCGTGGAGCAATGACTCGACTGCTGTTATCGGTGTTCGGTTGCCAAGAGATGAAAACGACAAGCCACACATCTTTACAGTCGCTGTTTGGGAAAAAACCTCAGAAGATGACGCTAGCTGGCGTGTTCCGACCCTAGAAGTCGAAGATGTGATTATTCAGTTCTGCACCAAGTACAGAAATGTGCGAGAACTTGTGTTTGACCCACCACGCTGGCAAAAGACGATGGTAATGCTGGAAGACATGGGTTTTCCAGTTGTAGCCTTTCCAACTTACTCAGCCGCTCGTATTGTTCCTGCTTGTCAAATCTTCTATGACGCTGTAACCGAGCAAACCATCACGCATGACGGCAATCCTGTGCTTACAAGGCACTTAGACAACACTGTGGTCAAATCGGACAGACAGGGAAGAAGAATCACAAAAGAGTCTGCTAGCAGCCCAAGAAAGATTGACGCGGCGATTGCTGCCGTAATTGCTTTAGACAGGTGTATAAATAGCAGTAAACTAGAAGACGAACTAACACCGCAATTTTTCAATTAGGTTGGTAATGACAGCGACAATTCTTCAGGCATCTGGAATCTTGATTATTTCGGTTGGTGCAGCCTTGGTCTATCCACCAGCAGGCTTAGTTCTTCTAGGAGCGGGACTTCTAGTATTCGGTATAGCCATTGAAAGAAGTAAGTAATGCTAGGTAATCTTTTCGAGCAACGAGCTGTTAGCTTTCAGACTGTTTGGGGTGCAGGTGAGCCTTGGGGACTACAAAGCGAAGCTGGCGTAAATGTAACAACTAAAAAGTCTTTTGAGATTGTTGCTTTCTTTTCAGCAGTAAGTCTTATCTCTGACACCATTTCAACTTTGCCATGTGGGGCTTATCTAAGAGTCGGTCCAATTCGCCGACCCTTGAACCCCAGACCAATGTGGTTAGACCAGCCTGACATTGACCTAAGCACGAGAGCAGCGTTCTTTCAGCAGGTCTTTTCAAGCTTGCTCGTTCATGGCAATTCTTACACTCGCGTATTCCGCGATGCACAAGGTCAAGTTGTAAACCTTGTAAACCTAAACCCAGAAAAGGTAGAAGTAGAGCGTTCCAAGGTTGGTCGTAAGGTTTACAGATACGAAGGTGAAAACAAAGTCCTAACAAGTGACGATGTTATTCACATTGTTGACCTTATTCTGCCAGGCGACCTAAAGGGACTAAGCAGAGTAGAAACTCTAAAGCAGTCACTCGGTCTAAACATCGCACTAAGCGATTACGCAGCAAGATTCTTTGGTACTGGCGCTTCTGCTGCTGGAGTTATCGAGTTTCCTGGCAACCTAACCTCAGAACAAGCTAAACAGCTTGCTGATGGCTTTGATGCAAGACATCGCAACGGCTCAAGACGCGCACACAAGACTGGTGTTCTATCTGGTGGAGCTAAGTTTGTTTCTACTCAGACTGACCCAGAATCTTCACAAGCACTAGAGTCACGCAAGTTTGCAGTAGAAGAAATCGCAAGAGCTTTCAATGTGCCACTTCACCTTCTAGGCGTTCCTGGAACAGCAAGCTACGCTTCGGTTGAACAAAACAACCTTCAGTTTATTTCTATGACACTTCGCCCAATAGCTGAAAAGGTAGAGGCTGCTTTCTCACGCTTACTACCAGGAGATGCCTTTATCAAGTTCCAGTTCAACGACTTACTACGCGCTGACCTAGAAGCTAGGATTCGGTCCTACTCAGTTGGAGCGCAAGCAGGTTTCTACTCGACAAACGACATCCGCAGACTAGAAGACTTGCCACCAGTTGACCAAGGCGACCAGTATCGAGTGCCACTAGCCAACATTGATTTGGCTGACACGGAAACCATTACTAACGAGAAGAAGGTTTACATGGTTGCCCAGCTCGTTCAATCAGGATTCTCACCTGCCGAAGTTCTAGCTGCTCTTGACCTTCCAGAGATTGCACACACTGGCTTGCCTTCGGTACAGCTACAAGGTGTTGCTCAGATTGCCCCAGAAGACCCAGAAGCTGTTTACGAGGTCTAATGACTGTCAAGACTTATGGCTACGACCTTGTGGCTAATGTAAGAACACTCGTAGTTCCACCCAGCACTGGTGTCCAGCATGTTTGTATTCACAATCACGAACATAACCAAAACAGGGAAATATTTATTGGTGGGCCAGATGTAACCTTGACCAATGGCATGCATGCTGTTGCAACACAGACAAGCGTTATTCAGTTACTACCGATGGATGAGCTTTACGCAATCGCTGATAGTAATTGCAACCTAAGAATACTGGTGGTCAAATAATGCCTTATTACATCACACAGACAAATCCTGACTGCCCTAACTGGGCTGTTGAGAAAGAGAACGGCGAGTCAATCGGTTGCCATGACTCTAAGGAATCAGCCATTGACCAGGCTGTCGCTATCAGCATTGATGAGGGAACTGAGTTTGTAGGCGAAAGAGCAGCAGTTGGCTCACTAGCTATTGATGACTTTGTTTCTTGGTCCCCACTTGACCCTAAAGTTGCAGCACAGATTGTAATGGTCGAAGGACAATTTGCTGTTGTTCGGTTGTTTAAACATGAAGACGGAATCTTTACACCTAGCGAGAAGCTAATGGTTATCAATGTTTTTCAGTTGGAAAAGATACCAACACCAAAGATGATTGCCTATGAAGTTGAAGAAATTGATGAACCTGAAGCAGAAGAAGGTTCAAATCTTCCAGACAACTACCGACCAGCTTTAGCTGAGGATGTTCCAGAGGGTAGGGCTTGTGGCAACTGCTTTTTCTTTGACGAGTCACGCGTAAACGCAGAGGGGGACAAGGCTTGGTGTGAGCGTTGGGATGACTTTGTAGATGGTGGCTTCTATTGCAACTCTTGGGAATCAAACAATGAAGAACGAGCTATAAATCAAGAAGCCCCTGCCTACATGAGAGCAGCAGCTAGGCGTGGACTTGAATACTATGAAGAAGGTCTAGCTGGAGATGGTGTTACGCCAAAGACCATTAGAGAAGCTAGGGACATGGCCGAAGGTCGCGTATCTGACGATAAGTGGATTCGGTTAGCTGCTTGGATTGCTAGACACCTAGTTGACCTTGACTCACCTGACGCTAATCCTCAATCTGACAACTATCCATCAGCAGGCGTTGTCGCTCATCTACTTTGGGGTTCTGGACCAAGCAAGCGAGCAGCGCAAAGAACTAAAGACTATGCTGATTCGGTTGTTGCTAGAATTAGACAAGAGGAAACTAACAGCATGGACAATAAGAACAAGTGGCTAGATGTAGCGAGAGCTATTGCCCTAAAGATTGACGGACCACAGGCTCAGTCAAAAGAGCCAGAGGTAAGAACCAACAGCGTTGACTTTGAAGTTAGAGCTGAGGGTGACGGCATGACCTTTACTGGTTACGCTTCTGTGTTCAACAGTCCATCAGAAGACTTAGGTGGTTTTGTCGAATATGTTGCTCCAGGTGCTTTCAAGCGTTCTTTACAATCTCGTAACGAGGTCAAACTTCTTTGGAACCATGACTCAGGTGAGCCTCTGGCTTCCCTAAGAGGCGGAACGATGCAGTTGGTAGAAGACTCGGTTGGACTAAAAGTTACAGCAAAGCTTCCAAACACAACAAGAGGCCGCGACATTGCCGAGCTTCTTCGCACTAAGGTAATTGACTCAATGAGCTTTGGCTTCAATGTAATCAAAGATTCTTGGTCAAGAGATGGACAGACTCGCACACTAGAGTCAGTCAGATTGTTCGAGGCAAGTATCGTGTCCTTCCCCGCCTATGCCGCAACAACAGCAACAGTTCGGTCAGCCCCAAGCATCAATGCTGACGAGCTAGCAGACGCTTTGCTAAGGCTAGAGTCTGGTGAAGAACTTGACGACAAGAGTGCAGAGCTAATCACGGATGTAGTAAACAAGCTAAAGGCACAGCCAGAGGTAGGAGAAGTAATTGAAAACGGCCTTGACCTGCTGGACCTAAAGCAAAAACAATTCGACCTACTAATGAAAAGGATTTAACATGGCAAGCAAAGATGAAATCAAAAAGGCTATCCTAAAAGCTGCGGGCAACCCTTCGGTTGGCGCGATAGCTGACATGGCTGATGACCTAGCCAACGCAGTTTGGGAGCTAGACAACACAAACTCATACAACCCAGCCAAAGAAGCACGGGTTGTGGACAGCAAAGAAACCCGATAGAGTTTCTTTAACCCCAGCTCAGCCCCCTTTCTGAGCTGGGGTTTTCTTTTGCCTATAAACTTGAAGCTAACAGTTGAGTGTAAGCACCGCTGTCTGTTGAGTGTCAGCACCGCAGAAACCCCCAAATCAATCTATTTAGGAGATACAAATGTCTGACTTTATCAAGTCACAGATGGATGCTCGCAACAACCTTATTGCACAGGCAAGAGAAGTTCTTGACTTTGCTGAGGCTGAAAAGCGTGGACTATCCGCTGAAGAAAACCAAAAGATTGCTCGTATCGAAGCTGACATTGACTCAGCCGACACAGCTATCGAAACCGCTCGCAAGCTAGCAGACCGCGAAGCTCGCGCATCTGAGGCTGCGGCTTCATTCGCACCATCAATGCCAGTTGCAGATAACTCTGACGCTGACATCCTTCGCTCAATCGCTATGGGTGAAACTCGTGGTTACGAGTTCGCTCGTGAAAACAGAACTCTAGTTCCATCAGCTAACACTGTTGGTCAGAGCTTCTACGACCAGGTATTTGAGATTGCACAGCTAGTTGGCCCAATGCTAACTGTTTCTGAAATCTTCAACACCACCTCTGGCGAGAACCTAGTAATCCCAACTGTTACAGCTACTTCAACCTCTGGTTCGGTAGCAGCAGCAGGAACCATCTCTGAGTCGAACCCAACATTCTCATCCATCACACTAGGAGCTACTAAATATGCAGCTCTTGTACAGGTGGCTTCAGAATTGGTAAGCGATGCAGGATTCAACATTTCAAGCTACATTGCACAGCAGCTAGGAACCTCTTTGGGTCTAGCAGCTAACTCAGCTATGACCACAAAGCTATCTGACGCCGCTGGCTCAGTAGTAACTGGTGGAACTGGCGTTGCTGGCGCTGCTTCATACGAAAACCTAATTGACCTTGTATACGGAATCGCTGATGGCGCTCGTGTACTACCAGGACTAGGTTTCCAGATGAGCAAGTCAGGTATCGCAGCCGCTCGTAAGTTGAAGGATGGCGCAGGAAACTACATCTGGACCAACTCAGCAGTACCAGGACAGCCAGCAACCTTGCTTGGCTACAATGTATTCGAGAACCCAAATGTTGCAGCAGTAGGAACTGGAACGAAGTCGGTGCTTTTTGGGCATCTTCCGAGTTTTAAGATTCGCGTTGCAGGTGGAATCCGTGTTGACCAGTCAGCCGATTTCGCTTTCAACACAGACACCGTGACTTACAGAGGTCTAATTAGACTTGACGGTGGATTAACCCATGCAACCCATATCGGGTACTTCAAGGGTGGAGCTAGCTAACCCTAGCCCCCAGTAAAAAGCTGGCGGGGGTCACAGAGCGTAGGACTGTGGCCCCTGCCTTTTTTTGCTATCATCTAGGTATGCCTACTAATAAAGAGAAACTGACTGGAGCTGTAAGCGTCTGGTCCAATAGCTACAACGCCCCTACTGGTTATGGCCAACAGGCCACGATGCTAGTTGACCGCCTTAAGCGTTCGGGACTCGATGTTGCCATGTTGTCTAACTATGGCCTTGAGGGAATCCCAAGCACAATCAATACCCCTTATGGAAAAGTGCCACATTACCCCAGAGGAATAGACCAATACTCTAACGACTCTGGCCCAATAGACCACAAGACCTTTATCTCTCAGTTTGAGAAGCCAAACTTGTTTATTAGCCTTTACGATGTTTGGGTTATGAGGTCAGCTCAGTATGACGAGTTTCCAATCGCCGCATGGACACCACTCGACCATGTAACCTTGCCACCAGGCGTAGATAAGTTCTTACGCAAAGAGAATGTCACACCAATCGCTATGTCACCACACGGAGTTAGACAGCTAAACAGCAAAGGTATCGAATGTGAGTATGCACCTCACGGCATAGATACAAAGGTTTACAAACCGACATACAAAATCGGGGGGCATGACATCAATGAGTATCTAGGACTAACACCAGAAACTTTTGTTGTCGGAGTAGTTGCTGCCAACAAAGCATCAGGTCTAGTTCACCGCAAAGCCTATGGCGAGCTGATTCTTGCCTTTAGTATCTTTGCCAAAGACAAGCCTGATGCAGTCCTATACCTGCACACCGACTCATTCGGTTACTCAGGTGGCTGGAACTTGCTAAATATCCTTGCATCGCTAGGAGTAAAGAAAGAACAGGTAATCTTTCCAAACCCACAAGACTACCGATTCGGTTTGGCTAAGTCTGACCTCGCTGCGCTTTATACGAGGATGGATGTATTACTTGCTCCTAGCTTTGGAGAAGGCTTTGGAGTTCCATCAGTCGAAGCACAAGCCTGTGGCACAAGAGTAATCGGTTCTAACTGGGCAGCAACACCCGACCTAGTAAGCTCTGACTCTTGGCTAACTGAGGGGCAACTCACTTGGGATGCTGGTCAAGATGCTTGGTGGATGACACCCAATGTTTCTAGCCTTGTAAACGCACTAGAAGAATCTTACAAAGCCGAGCGTGGCACTTCACAAGTTGCTGTTGACTTCGCTGCTAAGTTTGATGTTGAAAAAGTGTGGACCGAGAACTGGCTTCCTATCCTAAGAAAGTTGCTGAAATGATACCTGTACTAGCTTTTCCTACTTACGCAAGGCACGACCTAGCGCAAAGAATGATTGATTCGATTGATTATCCAGTCGAGCATCTTGTAATTGTTGACAACTCTGGTAAGCGAGTATTTGAGCCTGTCAAGCCAGACACAGTAAAAAACCTTTGGCTCATACAAGTTCCATTCGGTTTAGGCCCAGCAGCAGCAATGAACTTTGTAATCAAGTCCACACCCCACGCTAAGTACT